ACCGCAGCCAGCCGGAACTCGCGATTCCCGGCCAGCTCGAGGAACTGAAAAAGAAAATGAACCGGCCCGTCCCCGAGTTGCTGCAAATCACCGGCGACGACACGGACATGATCGTGTTCGTCAACTCCGCCCTGGGGCTGCCCTATGAATATAAGAGCAATGCACCGGGCCGGGACGACTTAGCGGCTCGTGCTGAGGACTACGCTGAGCTGACAGTGCCCGCCGGTGGGCTGGCGCTCACAGCGGGTGTCGACGTGCAGCATGATCGGCTCGCGGTGCAAATCTGGGCCTGGGGCCGTGGCGAAGAAAGCTGGTTGGTGTACTGGGGGGAGATCGCCGCCAAGGTCAACACCATCGATAAGAACGATCCGGTGTGGCAGGATCTCGACAAGCTGTTGTTCACGCCGATTCCGCACGAGCACGGCTACCGGCTCATCACGCAGGCGGTGAGCATTGATTCCGGCGACGGCGGCACCAACGACGCGGTGTACCACTATGCGCGCGCGCGCCAGCACCGCGGCGTGATGGCGACAAAGGGCCTGTCGGCTGACTACGGCCAGCGCGAGATATACAGCCTGCCGCGCAAGATCGACCACAAGAATAAAACCAAGGCGGCGAAGTATGGCCTGCAGGTATTCACCATCGGCACGCACAAAGCCAAGGATCTGCTAATCGGCGACCGCGGGCGCCTGAGCCTGACTGGCCGCGGCCCCGGGCGCATGCATTGGTACAAGGACGTGCGCGCCGATTTTTACGACCAGATTACCGCCGAGGTGAAGGCTCCGCACCGCAGCATCCGCGGCAAACTCATCTGGCAGCCGCGCGCAGGTGTGCGCAACGAAGGCCTGGACTGCGCCGTCGGCGCACTGCATGCCGCGCGCTCGATCAAGGTTCATGTCATGGGCGACGCGCAGTGGGATGCGCTGGAAGCGAAACTGAAGCAAGTGGATTTGTTCCAGGCGCCGACTCAACCGATAACCGACCCACTGCCTTCGCGGCGCCGGGTCATCAGCAAGGGCATCCAATAATGGCGGGCATTACGCTGGCGCAAGCCGAGGCAAAGCTGCAAACCTGGGTGGACGCCGAGGACAAGGTCGCCAGCGGGCAGTCGTATTCCATCAAGGATCGCTCGCTGACGCGGGCCGATCTATCGGAGATCCGCAAGACCATCGACTACTGGGAAAAGAAGGTCAAGCAACTCAGCCGTGGCGGCATGCGCACCACCTACGCAGTGCCCGGTGATGATGTATGAATTCCAAAATCAAGATCGGCCGCCATCGTGTCGTGGTGACCGAAAACCTGCTGGACAAGGCGATCCGCACCATTTCGCCCCAGCGCGGCCTGGAGCGATTCCGCGCGCGCGCGCAAGCCGCCGTGATGGTTGCACTGGCCGGCGGATACGAAGGCGCGAAGAAGGGCAAGCGCTGGGCCACCAGCTGGATCGCCAGCGACGGTGACGCCGACGCTGATTTGCTGCCGGACCTGCCCGCGCTGCGCGCGCGTACGCGCGACCTCTCGCGCAACAATCCAATCGCTTGCGGCGCCATCAACACAGTAGCAACCAACGTGGTCGGCACCGGACTGCGTCCGCAGGCGCGCATCGATCGCGACTATCTCGGACTCACGGATGAACAGGCAGACAGTATAGAGGAAGACATCGAGCGCCGCTTCCGTCTGTTCGCCGAGTCGAAGGAATGCGACGTGGCGCGGACGCTGAATTTCTACGGCCATCAATACCTGGCTTTCGTGGCGACGCTGGAATCGGGCGACGCGATCTACCTGCTCCCGTTTATCGAACGCGCGGGATCGGTGTCCGGCATCAAGCTGCAGGCGATCGAGGCCGACCGCCTCTGTAACGAAAATTATGCGGCCGACACCGACCGCCTGGCGGGCGGTGTCGAAGCGGACGTCTACGGCGCCCCGATCAATTACCACATCGCCCGGGCCCATCCGGGCGCGCTGCGACCCAAAAGCCTGAAATGGGATGTGGTGCCGGCTTATGGCGCGGAGAGCGGCCGTCGCAACGTGCTGCACCTGTTCGAACAGCGCCGGCCCGGCCAGCGCCGCGGCGTGCCGTACCTTGCCCCGGTCATCGAGGCATTGAAGCAGATCGGCCGCTACACGGAAGCCGAGCTGATGGCCGCCGTGGTCTCCGGCATGTTTACGGTGTTCATTAAAAGCGAAAGCGGCGACACGCCGCTGGCGCTGGCCAATAACNCCCAGGCCGACAGCAGCAAGCCGGATAATTACGAACTCGGCTACGGCGCCATGATCGGGCTGGGCAACACTGAGAGCATCGAGACCGCCAACCCGGGCCGGCCGAATGCCGCGTTCGACCCGTTCGTGCTGGCGATCCTGCGCCAGATCGGCGCCGCGCTGGAGATCCCGTTCGAGCTGCTGATCAAGCATTTCACGGCCTCCTATTCCGCCGCGCAGGCCGCCTTCCTGGAGGCGTGGAAATTCTTCAACCGCCGCCGCCGCTGGCTGGTCGACAATTTCTGCCAGCCCGTCTACGAGGCCTGGATGGACGAAGAAGTGGCCAGTGGGCGCTTGTACGCGCCGGGTTATTTCGAGGACGAACTCACGCGCCAGGCCTACCTCGGCACGGAATGGATCGGACCGCCGCGCGGACAGATCGACGAGGTCAAGGCGGTCGNCGCCGNCGAGAAGCGCATNAACCTGGAATTGNCGACCCGCGCTGGCGAGGCCGCCGCACTCAATGGCGGCGACTGGAGCAAGATCCACCGCCAGCGCGTGAAGGAAGAACGCCTGCGCAAGGCGGACGGATTGACCAGTCCCGCACCGGCGCCCGCCACAGCGGACCCAACAGACCCGGATGACGCCGACCGAAAAGACACCCAGCCCGAGTGATCGGGCTTTTTTATCGAGGCCATGACATGACAGACAAGCGCGTGCACGCCATCGACATGGTCATGCAGCAGCCCTGGGCCATCCAGCCCGATATGCTGGAGACCATCTGCGCCATCGCCAGTCGCGAGCACGAATCCCTCGAAGCGGTCGCGGCCAGGCTCGGGCGCCCACTGCAGAACACGCGCAGCGTGATGGTGCGCGACGGTGTCGCGGTCGTCCCTGTCACCGGCCCCATTTTCCGTTATGCCAACCTATTCACCGAGGTGTCGGGCGCGGTATCGCTGGAAGTGCTCGCGCGCGATTTCTCCGCCGCGCTGGACGATGCCAGCATCAAGGCCGTCATCCTGAACCTGGACTCGCCCGGCGGCCAGGCCACCGGCATCGCGGAATTCGCGCATATGGTACGCGCCGCCGGCAAGCCGGTGATCGCCTACGTCGACGGCATGGCGGCCTCCGCCGCCTATTGGATCGCCTCGGCGGCGAGCGAGATCGTCATCAGCAAGACCGGCGAGGTGGGCTCCATTGGCGCGGTATATGGAGCCTACAAATCCAAGAGCGCCGACATGATTGAGTTCGTCAGCTCGCAGTCGCCCATGAAGCGACCGAACCCGGAAACCGAGCACGGCCGCGCCGAGCTGCAGGGCCGTGTGGATGCGTTGGCGCAGATATTCATCGAAGACGTGGCGGCAAACCGCGGCGTCGATGTTGAAACCGTCCTGGCTGATTTCGGCCGCGGCGGGGTACGGATGGGCGAGGAAGCGGTGCGGCTGGGTATGGCCGACCGCGTCTCCACGCTCGAAACACTGATCGCCGGATTATCCGGTTCCACGCAAAGAGGTGTCACTATGACAGCAAGTAACAGCTCGCCGGAAATCACCCGCGACTACATCGCGGCGAATCATCCGGCCATCGCGGAAGCGTTCCGCAACGAAGGGTACAAGCAGGCCGTCGACGGCATGGAAGGCGACCTGGCGAAGGCCCGCGCCGAAGGCGTCGCGTCCGGCAAAGAGCAGGAGCGCGGGCGCATCCTGGCGGTGTACAACACGCCGCTGGCGAAGCACCACGGCGTGTTGATCGCCAACCTCATGGCCGACGGCAAGACCACTGGCCCCGAGGCCGCACTCGCCGTGCTCGCCGCCGAAGACAGCCACCGCGCCGGCAAGCACGCCGCCCTGCGTAAAGAGGGCGAGGCGGTCGCCAGTGTGCCGGCAACGGTCGCGCGCGATGACGAAGGCGCACTGCTGGATGAATCCCCAATCGAGGATCGCTGTAAAGCGAAGTGGGATACGTCTTCCAGCCTGCGCGCCGAGTTCAGCAACGACTTCGCCACCTACCTTGCCTATGAAAAGGCAATGGCCAACGGCCAGGTCAAGGTGCTGAGCAAGAAGGACTGACGCGCCATATCCGAACCCACTTCAACTATTAAGAGGATCAAGACATGACCACATTAGCAGCAGATACGCCCCGCGCCTACCAGCAGGGTGACCGCGAAGATTACCCGGTGATCGCCAGCGACATCATCTACGAGGGCGCGGCCGTGGGCGAGAACGCCTCCGGTTATGCCCGGCCGCTGGTTGCTACCGACCCGTTTTTGGGCTTCGCGGTATCCAAGGTCGACAATTCGGCCGGCGCCGCCGGCGACAAGAACGTGACCGTGATGACGCGCGGCAAGGTGCGGCTCACCGTGGCCGGCGCCACCGCCATCACGGCCAATGACCGGCCTGCGGTGTACGCGAGCGACGACAACACCTTCACGCTCACGTCCACCAGCAACAGCAAGATCGGCTACGTGTCGCGCTGGATCGCCAGCACCGATTGCATCGTGGAATTCGATGCGCTGAAGGTCCTGGCGTAACCGGCGCAGCGTTCCGCTGAATCACTGAAACCACTTTCAAGAGGATCATACAATGGGTGCAGCATCATTAGGCAGTCGCGCCATCATCGGCGAGTTCTACAAGACGTTGGAAGCCGACCCCGGCGCAGCGTGGATTCCGTTCATCTCCATGCTTTTCACCTCCGATCAGGATTCGGAAGAGTACAAGTGGCTCGGCCAGACGCCCGCCATGCGCGAATGGGTCGGCGGCCGTCACGCCAAGGGCTTCCGTGAAAACGGCATCACCATCACCAACAAGCATTACGAAGCGACTCTTGAGGTGTTGGTAAAGGAACTGCGCCGCGACAAAACCGGCCAGGTACTGTCGCGCATTCGCGATCTGGCGCAGCGCACCAATTCGCACTGGGCCTCGCTGCTGTCCACACTGATCACCAACGGCGAAACCACCGTCTGCTATGACGGCCAGTATTTCTTCGACACCGATCACAGCGAAGGTGACAGCGGCACCCAGAGCAACGATATCACCACCGACATCTCCGCCCTGGGTGCGGCGGCGCACGGTAGCACGACCGCCCCGAGCGTGGAAGAGGCGCAGCAGTCCATGATGGCCTCGATCGCCAAGATCATGAGCTTCAAGGACGACCAGGGCGAACCGATGAACGAATCGGCCGGCAACTTCCTGGTGATGGTGCCGGTGGCGCTGTACATCCCGTTCGCCAAGGCCATTGCGCTGCCCAAGGGCACCGGCGTGACCGAGCAGCACGTGCCCAACGAGGTGAACATCAGCGTGGTCGCGAATGCCCGCCTGACCTGGACCGACAAGTTCGCCACCTTCCGCACCGACGGCAACGTCAAGCCCTTCATCCGTCAGCAGGAAACCGAAGTCATGCTCAAGGCCAAGGCCGAGGGCTCGGAGTATGAGTTCGACAACGACGCGCACCAGTACG